GTAATTTTGCATTGCTAGTATAGATGGTTGACAGCGAACCAGACGTGGCAGCCGCGAACGTCGGATAGACGTTCGTTGACGTGGTGGTGTCGTTCGTAATCGTTGCACCCGAACCGGTTGGCAGCGCCCAGGTTGCTGTCGTGCCGTTCGATGTCAGCACGTAAGTATTCGCGCCAATCGGCAGGCGAGTCGAGCTGTTGACACCGTTGCCAAGAATCAAGTCACCCGTGCTGGTGATTGGCGACAGGGCGTTAAAGGCGGCGCTAGCAGTCGTCTGGCCTGTGCCGCCGTTGGCGATCGGCAGCGTGCCGGTCACCTGCGTGGTCAAGCTGACGTTTGACAATGTGCCGCCTAGTGTCAGGCTGCCGCTAGATGTGACCGTGCCGGACAAACTAATACCGTTGACCGTACCGGTGCCGGACACGCTAGTGACGGTACCCACGTACTGGTCGTTCGACGTAATGGTGAAATTAGGATACGTGCCCGAAATGCTAGTTGTGCCCGCGCCAGTTAGCGCCACTACTTGGTCAGGCAGGGTATTGGTGATCGTAAAGCTGGGGTACGTGCCCGACGTACTGATACCTGTGCCGCCGGTCAGCACCACCGTCTGGTCTGGCGCTGAATTGTTAATCGTAATAGCTGTTGAGCCGTTGTAAGTCGTGCCGGCGCTGTACGAGATACCGGTGCCTGCGGTCAAGGCATTGGCTACGCTGCCTGCTTGGCCTGTCGTGTTTTGATTAAGCGTCGGTACGTCCGCAGCCTGAATAGCACCCAAAGCCGCGTTAGTGCCATCTGAGCGCAGGTAATAGCCTGACGTCTGCGTGCCTGTTAAAGCCGTAATGGCCGCCGCTGCCGTAGTCTGGCCGGTGCCACCGTTAGCAATCGCTACCGTGCCCGTGACGTTGGCCGCATTGCCGGTGATGTCAATAGCCCACGTACCTGACGCGCCAGAACCTGTCGTGCTGGGTACGCTCAAGTTAGTGCGGGCATTCGCTGCTGTAGTGGCGCCTGTGCCGCCGTTATCGACGTCTAGGGTACCAGCTAGGGTGATGGTGCCGGAGGTCGTAACAGGCCCGCCAGAGGTCGTTAAACCCGTCGTGCCGCCCGATACATTGACCGATGTGACCGTGCCTGACCCGCCGCCGGTATTGGCCTTATTTAATAGGTTTAGGAAGAACCGATACCAGTCACGCGAGACAAGCCCCGTCCGGTCGTCAGTAATCGGCGACTGGTTCTTGGGTAGTTGCGGTTCGTTATCTGGGTTAGGCATTGGTGCCGGACAAAGCGAGTTCGGCACCCATAATGGCGATCTTGACGGGGTCGGTGCCTGATACCTCGTACACGCGGTCACGCAGCTTGTCAGTCATGCCCAACCGACGCCAGAACGCTCTAAATCCGTAATTGCCCATCTTGCCCATGCCCGCCCACTTCTCGTTCGACCATGTGTGGCCGCCGTCGTCTGAGAAGCGCAGTATGACCTGTGGGTCGTTGCCTTGGCCAAGAACCAAGCCCACACCTGTCTCGCACTCAAGCTGCAAGGCATGCTGGGCGGTACGCTTTAAGTTGTTCTGGCCGGTAGGCAGCGCTCGCCACGACCGCAGCCACTTTTGAGGCAGGTTGTCGTCAGCAAACACGTCGAGATCGTAAGCGTAAATCTTGCCGTTTTGGAAGTCGCCGACAACGATTTCGTTGTTGAAGAACATCTGGCAGTTCGCACGGTGACGGATAAACTGCCCGTTGGCAAAGCCAGCACGCTCATGCCAGGCTTGCGTGGCCACATCGAACACCCAAGTCTTCTGAGCAGTCGGAAAGGTCAGCACGTAGAAAGCATGGCCGTCTTGCTGGTAGGTAAAAGCGATTGCGTCTGAGATGGTGCCGTAGCTCTGGATGGCAAACTCAACCGCGTGGGTAGAAATGCGCTGGCCAGTGTAGCCGTTAGCACGAAACACCACGCCTTGGCCACGGGCGTCTGACCCTAGCCAGAACAGCGAGTTGTCCATCTTGGCGACCGAGAAGGTCGCCGCGCAGCCCAGCTCGTTGACCGCACCTTGGATGCGAGCTAGCGGAAACGGTGTGTCGCCTGCGTTGTACCAGACTTCGACCGACTGGGTGCCGAACAGCCACACCTCGCGGTGGTCGACAAACAGCGACACCAAGTTGTCTGGCATACCTTCAGCACTGGCAAACGACAGCGGGTCGAGCTGGGTGCCGTCAAGCAGTTCAGACGTCCAGAACTTCTGGGAGTTTGGCTCTTGGAAGACAAAATAGCCGTCCAAATAGCCGACTGTTACCGCGCCGGGGAAATCTACATCGGTGATTTCGGCGTACTCTTCGGTTGACGCGTCGTAGATGTAACCGTCAGGATTAGCTGCAATAAAGAGCTGTGTGCCGTTATCCACCATCGACACAGGGCCAGTACCGCTGACGTTGCCGATCGGCACCGACGTCCAGTTGCTTGAGATGCGGTAGAGCTTGCTGCCTGAGACGGCGTAACCGTAATTGCCGTACTGCCACAGCCCACGGATGGGACCAGTGCCGACAGTCGCAAGCTTACGCAAGCCTGGTGCCCGGTTCAGAAACGCAGGCTCCATACCTTCTGGCGCCGGTGTGGCTTCGGGGTACAGGTTTACCATGCGGCTATCCGCAGCGTTAACGCTGCGAGCCACATACGATTGGCCGAGGATAGGCGTCTTCACGGTTTAATAGTTACCAGCGTAGATGTTAAAGCGCTGACGGGTGGCGACCAGCGAGTACGGCATGGACATCACGTCATCAGGATTGTTGATGCGCTTCAGATTACGCTTAGACGTCATGGCGATACGCTGCACTTGCGGCATAGGCTCGACACCAAACTCGTTGGCAATTTCCATCGCCAAGTTGTACTTGAACGCACGCAGGTAGCCTGGTGGGAACGACAGTACGGTGTTCAAAGTAGCCGGTTTATCCAGCTGTTGCACCGACACAAAATGCCACTCCAACAAGCGTGTGGGCTTGGGGTAGATCGTCATGGTGATGTCTGGGAACGTGTTGTTCACAAACATGACCTGCGGGTAGGTACTGGTAACCGTCTTGACCGCAATACCGTTGTACTGCTGCTGATTAATCAGCTTGATACCGTAGGACACGTTAGTGCCGGGGTCACGGAAATAAGTTGCGTCGTCAATCAAAATGGGGCGATTGCCGACAAAGTCGCCGCTAGGCCCAAGCGTCTGGGTAATCTCGCCAGCCGGCCAGTTAAACACCTGATCCTCGGTGCAAAACACGGCTAGGCGCTCAGTATTCCACGAATCAATCATCTGATTCATGGCCGACAGTGCATCCTGTGCTGCCTGCGGGGATGGCTCTTCACCTTCAGCCAGCTGGCCTATGAGCCGAAGCGACGCTTTGATCTGGTCGAAGGCGGTTGCCATTTACACTCCTTTAAGCTGCCGCCTGTACAGTAGTGCGGCTACGACGACGTTTAACTTCCAGTTCATTGGCTGGTGCCGCCGCTTCAGGCTCTGAAGGCGTGTCGGGATTATAGCGTTCCCAGCCATTTTGTTCATCAAATTCTGCTTCTAGCTCCATCGTAGCAACTTTAGTGCCGTGAACGGGGTGTTGTAGGTATATGAGCATAAGGTAGACGGGGCCAAAGCCCCGTGGTTTTACAGTACGTGAATTACAGCAAAATTGATTACAACCGCTTCAGACAACGAACCGCCTGAAAGATTGCGCAATGTGATTGTGCAGCTTCCAGTGGCCTTGCCAGAAATCCAGCAGTTGTACGCACCGGCAGTAGCACCAGCTGCAACGCTCAAAACTACAACATCTTTAGCGGTAATAGTGTTGTTAGTCAAAGTAAACGAGACGTTGGTAGCATTAGCTAACGCGGCGTCGTTCATAGTAATTTGACCGGCAGACTTGTTTAAAGTCACGCCAGTTGATTTACTAGTTGCTTGAGTTACGGTACCGCTTGCTTCTGCGGTGTAGCCTAACTCACCCCCAGACATCACTGAATCAGACCCAATGATGTTCTGGTCTTCAAAAGCCACACCAATCGGTTTGGTATTCGATGACATAGTCTATCCTTTAAAAATGGGGGCCGAAGCCCCCAAGCATTAAGAAATGCGGTAGCAAGTCCAAGTACCGTCGCCAGTCTTGCGAGCGCGGAAGTGACCTGAAGTAGTTTCAGTCACCACCATGTTGCCGACCAGAGTCCAGCCAGTAGCTGTTGCAACAGTCACGTCGTCAGTACCAGCATCGATATTGATAACGAAGAAGTCAAAAGCTGCGTTGACTTTAGCTGCGCTAGACACGTCTGCTTCTAGATCAGCAACGGTTGGCAGAGTCAGATTGCCAGCAGTGCCGTTGAAAGTAAACAGACCGTTTGCGAGCTGAGCAGCAGTTGCGGTTGCAGCAGCTGTCAGTGCGGTCGGAGCGCCCTGAACAAACAGTTGGGCTTCGCCGACATTACCATCACCAAGCTGGTATCCACCAGCGCCATTAGGAAGTGCCATGATAAATATCCTTTAAAAAATGTTGTTAATGGGAGCCGAAGCCCCCACCAAGACTTAACCCCACATGCGGCAAGCCATTTGCGGACGGATCGTGCTAAAGCCGTACAGCACGTCAATACGGCAAGGCAGACGGTCGTTGTTGATGTCGTACTGACGAACAACACGCAGCGAGATGCCGTTGTGTACTTGACGCGAAGCCATGTCGACGCCTTGTGGCAGCAACAGGTCGGCGGTAGCGAAAGTGATCGCATCCTTATGGTAGATAAGGTTCTGAGCGTACTGGCTGCTGGCTGCACCCAAGAAGGTGACGGCTTTGCCGGTAACAGGCAGAGCAGTCATAGTGGCCAGAGCGTGACTTGCCGAGTACATCGGTGCCACAGTCACAGTCCAAGTACCAGACACGGCAGTGGCGTCAGCCAGAGCAACGAACTGGAACAGCGAACCGGTGGACTCACGAGTCTGTGGGTTAACCGCAAAGCTGTCAGCGATGGTGAACACGTCGCCAGCTCTGATGGTGGTTGTTACAGAACCCTGCTCCAACAGGATTGTGGACGCGCCTTCAGCAGTCACGCCTGGAGTCTTGACCAGAGTGGATGCAGAAGCGTCGCGCGAACCAGTGGTGTGCTGCTTGATCGACTGAGACATGTTGACTTCTTCATAGCCCAGAACACCCATACCCATCATACCGTTCTTGAACTGGTTAGAGATGGTGGTGGTTGGGTTAAACAGACCTTTCATGCCTTCAACCAGACCAGCGTTAGCAGCTGGGTTAACGGTTGCGTAGCGTGGCGACATCACAGCTGCGTTTTCGTTCAGCTTCTGCTGGGCTTGCAGCAGAACGAGCGAAGTCGAAGGCGTGGTGCCAGGCGTGCCGACCGAGTTACCGATGGTCTTGTATGCGTTAGCAACGTCAGCGTCGATCGACGATGCGAGCTGAGAAATACGAGGCTTCAGAACTCGCTCTGCGAAGTCATCCAACTGCATGGTGAGTTCGGCGGAGGTAAAGTTCACGCCGATGTGCTTCTGCGAAGCAACAGTCAGTGTGGTGAACTGTTCGTTGTCGTCCTGAACTTGCAGGGCAGCACCGT